TGAAACTTTTGGATTGTATATTGCTAACCGAACTAAAATAAAAACTAACAACTAACAACTAAAGAGGTAACACATGGCACAAGAAAAAGCCAACGCAGTTGCAACAAAGGCAACAGCACAAGCACCTATGGTTTCTAATATGGAACAGTTCGCAGGTGCAGGAGCGGAAAATATTACATCAAAAGATGTATCATTACCGTTCTTAAAAATACTTACTAATAATTCTCCTCATGTCACTCAAGGTGATGCGAAGTTTATTAGTGAGGCAAGACCAGGTATGGTTATAAATTCTGTTTTAAATAAGCTCTATGATGGGCAAACAGGATTTAAAGCTGTTCCTTGTTTCTTTAAATTCGAATATGTTGAATGGGCTGATAGGGGCACACAGAATTCTGTTGCACCTGTTAATTCATATCCTGCTGATTCGGATATAATGACTAAAACAACTAGGGGTGAAGATCGTAAAGATAGATTACCTAGCGGTAATTATATCGAGCCAACTCACTATCATTATGTTTTAATGGTAGACGAGAATGATCAACCAACCGATACTGCTGTCATAGTAATGAAAGCTACTCAGGCTAAAAAGTCTAAGAAGTGGAATTCTATGATGCTTTCTCAAAGAAGGAAAGGTAGTAAAGGTATGTTCCAACCACCTACATGGTCTCAGATTTATACTCTTAGAACTGTGTTAGAAAAGAACTCTTTGGGTTCTTGGTTTGGATGGGAAGTTGACCATAACAAGGACATTCCTAATGATACACTAATGAATGCTGCTATGGCATTTTATGATACGTGTAAAAAAGGAAATGCCAAGGTTAATCTTACCGAGGAACAACAAGCACAAACTGGCACAGCACCATTTTAATGAGTTCACTAAATTTTTTTAGTAAACTTTTTGGTGGCTTAACGTCAGCATATGGTACTTACGAGCTCTCCGGAGCTCGTAGGTCTGATGGTAAAGCTGAAGGTAGAGCATTAACAAAAAAAGCAGATGTTACTTTAGAATTATTCCAAAAACATCTTAATGGTGAATTGTCTTTAGGTATTGTACCTATTATGAAAGACAATAACTGTAAGTGGGGTTGTATAGATGTTGATGAGTATGATGGATTCGACCCTCTTAATATAATACATAAAATTAGAAATTTAAAATTACCACTGTTTCCTTACAGATCTAAGTCTGGAGGATTACATATATTTTTACATATTAATGGTGTGGTACCAGCAACTGATATGATTGATAAATTAACTAAGTTAGCTAGTAGATTAGGTTTAGCTGATTGTGAAATATTTCCTAAACAAAGAACCATAAATGTAGAATTAGGTACGATAGGTAATTGGTTAAATCTTCCTTATCAAAATGCTGAGATGACTACAAGACATGCAATAGATGACACCGGCCAATCGATACCAATAGAAAAACTAGAAGAAGCAGTACAATCTTTTTTAGTAACACCAGAAGATTTTTACAAAATAGAATTAGAAGAACTGAATGACGAAGACAAAGAGTTTGCAGATTACCCGCCATGCGTACAAAATTTTGTTAAGAATGCAGTTAAACCAGGTGATGGTAGAAATGAAGCATTATTTAATGTTGGTGTATGTATGCTTAAAAAACACGGTAAGGATGGTGCATGGGAAGATGAATTAGGTGATGTTAATAAGTCATGGGGTGATGATAAGATAGATCCAAAAGAATTAAAGATAACTGTTATTAAAAGTTTAAGTGGTGATAAAGATTATAATTACAAATGTAGTTCTCCTATTGCTAAAAAATACTGTGATCAAGCTGCATGTGTAAAAAGAAAACTAGGTATAGGCAAAAAAGATTATAATTTTCATGTAGATTCATTTCAGAAGATAAGTACTAAACCACCTAAATATATTTTAACAATAGACAAAAAACCTGTAAGATTAACAGGCCAGCAACTATGTCAGCAACAATTATTAAAAACAGAACTATTTGACTGTGATATTGTATGGAAGACAATGAAAACAGAAGAATTTGGTTTATGGTTAAACTATCTTAAATCTATTCAAACTGCTGTAGAAGGTTATGACTTTACAGACGATGACAAAGACGAATTTGATTATTTATTTAGAAACTTTATAGATGACAGTCAGTTAGCTGATGACATAACACAAACACAAACAGATTATGTATTTGAGGAAGAGGGCCATTTATTTTTTAGAGCAGAGTTATTTAAAAAGTTTTTAAAGAAAGATGGTAACAATTTAAAACCTTTTGAAGTAAAAGAATTACTAATTGACAATGGAGCTGAGTACATAAGACAATACAAAGAGTATAAAGGTCGATTGTGGAAGATACCTAAAAGAATAAAAATTGATGTTAAAGAACGTAACGTTAGTTTTAACCAACAGGCAGCACCTTTTGACCCAGATTCACAATAAAACTTTTAAAATATTTGGTCCTCCAGGTACAGGTAAAACTACTAGATTAATTAAGATAGTAGAAAAACATTTAAGGTTAGGTGTGCAGCCACATGAAATGGTTTATGTATCATTTACTAACAAAGCTATTGACGAAGCTGTGGATAGAGTCTTAAAAAAATTTAAACAATATAATGAAGATGATTTTAATAATTTTAGGACTATACATTCTTTCTGTAAAAAGGAATTATCTTCATTGCCTGTACTAGATCCAAGAATAGATATGTTAAAATTTCACACAGATTGGGGAACTATAAGCGCAAACTTTTCAGAGGAAGATGCTAACCACAAAGTATTTAATAACTGGTCGTTAAGAGTTTACGATAAAGCTAGAAACATGTTAGTAGATCCAATTGCTTTATATAAATCAGAGCCACTTAAAAAAGTAAGGCTACAACAATTTACTGATATCATAAGAAATTATATTAAATTTAAAAAAGATAATAAAATGGATTTTACTGATATGGTGGAAAAGTATGTAGAAGAAGTTAATCCACCATCTTACAAAGTATTTATAGTAGATGAAGCTCAAGATTTAACACCACTTCAATGGCATTTTGTAGATAAGGTTGCAGCTCAAGCTAACAGAGTTTATCTAGCAGGAGATGATGACCAGGCTATTTATGAGTGGAATGGAGCTAGAGTTAGAAGTTTTTTAGATTTTCCAGGTAAAGTGTTTATATTAAATAAATCATATCGATTAAATGAAACAATACTTAATTTTTCTAAAGAAATATTAAAGTTTATACCTGAAAGACAACCAAAAGAATTTACCTCAACTAATAGTTCTATAGGTTCAATAAAAACTTATAGTAGATTTAACGAAGTGCCTTTTGATACGTTAGAAGGAACTTGGTTTGTATTAGGCAGAGTTGGTGATAATGTCGATGAGCTTAAAGAATATGCTAGGCAAAAAGGACTATATTTCCAAGATATGCGAGGAAATAAATCGTTCAATATAAACAAATGGAATGCCATAAATCATTGGTTAGCCTTACAAAAAGGTGAGAGCATAACTAAAGAACAGGTAGGTGTTTTATATGATTTTATTGATCAAATAAAAAAGGGATGGAGAAAAGTTGACAATAAAGCTTGGTCAGATATTCATCCTAATCAACCTTTAGATCTAGAATTTCTACAAAAGAATTGTGGGTTAGAGAATATTGAGAGTGATTGGTGGAAAGTCTTAAACAGGAAATTTACTGTGCGAGACTTGGATTATTTTGAAAGTATGTTAAAAAGGAATATTCAATTTAACGAAAAAGCAAAAATAATAATCGACACAATCCACTCAGTTAAAGGTGGGGAGGCAGACAACGTACTAATATATGAAAAAGCTAATTGGCCATCTAATTTTTCAACCAAGAACCTCAAAGACAAGATGGCTGAAGCGAGGGTGTGGTATACTGGTATTACACGGTGTAAGACATCCCTACATATACTCTCTACTAACCATACATATTTTTTTCCTTTGGGGCGTCTTGCATCTAATTTCAACCGGAGAACTATAAATGAGTGATAAAGATATGTTTGATGAAGCATTTCCTCAAGATAAACAAATTGGAGGATCTCATTATCAAAAATTTGTTATTCAACCATGGACTTTTATTAGAAGAAATGCCTTGAATCCTTTTCAAGCAAATGTAATAAAGTATGTCTGTAGATATTTAACAAAAGGTAAAACAATTGAAGACATAAATAAAATAAAACATTATTGTGATTTAGAGATAGAACATTTAAAAAATGAAAAAAAACATAAAGTGTGAACACGGAAAGTGTAAAAGAAAAGCAATCGTTGTTGAGAATAAAAAGTTTTATTGTGCAGATTGTTATTTGTTTGCAAAAGGAATAAATCTACGTAATGTAAAAGAAATTCGTGATACAAATAACAGCATAAAAATACATTAATGACAACTGAATTAGTATTTAATCAAACAGAATCTGATTGGAAAAGGCCAGAAAGTTATCCAGACTTATCGGACAGATCTATTATAGCAGTAGACTTAGAAACTAGAGATCCTAACATTAAAACTAAAGGACCAGGATGGGCTACTAAAGATGGTGAAGTAGTAGGAATAGCTGTGGCTGCAGATGGTTTTAAAGGTTATTTTCCTATAGCTCATGAAGCTGGTGGTAATATGGATAAGGCCATGACTTTAAAATGGTATAAAAAATTAATGGAGAATGGTGTAGACAAAGTTTGTCACAATGCTTCATATGATATTGGTTGGACTAGATCTTTAGGTATAAAACCTACCGGTAAAATTTATGATACGATGATAGCTGGTGCATTAATTAATGAAGACAGATTTAGTTATTCTTTAAACGCATTGTCATTTGATTATTTAGGTGAAGTAAAATCAGAAGCCCAGTTAAGAGAAAAGGCAGAAGAGTGGGGCCTTGATGCTAAAGCAGATATGTGGAGGTTACCTGCAGGTTATGTGGGTCCTTATGCAGAGCAAGATGCTGAACTTACATTAAAACTTTGGAACAGATTTAAAATAGAAATACAACAACAAAATTTATCTAATATATTTAGTTTAGAAACTGAACTACAACCTATCCTAATTGAAATGAGAGAACACGGTATCAAGGTTGATGTTAGTAAAGCAGATTCATTAAAGAAAAATTTTATACAAGAAGAAAATAAAAGATTAAAACAAATAAAAGATATGAGTGGTTATGACGTAGAAATATGGGCAGCAGTTAGTGTAGCAAAAGCTTTTGATAAACTAAAGATTCCTTATGAAAGAACTGCAAAGACTAAGGCTCCAAGCTTTACAACTAATTGGTTGCATAATTGTCCTCATCCATTAGCTAAATTAATAAGAGAAACTAGAGAGATGAATAAGTTTCACTCTACATTTATTGATTCAATATTAAGATACGAACATAATGGTAGAATTCATGCAGAAATTAATCAGTTAAAATCAGACTCTGGAGGCACTGCTACAGGTAGATTATCTATGAGTAACCCTAATTTACAGCAGATTCCAGCTAGAAATAAGGAGTTTGGTAAGCATATTAGAGCCCTTTTCTTGCCTGATGACGGTAAAAAGTGGGGTAGCTTTGATTACAGTCAACAAGAGCCCAGACTGGTGGTACACTATGCATCTAGCGTTGATCAGGGTTTTGAGGGCTCCTATGAGCTTTTAAAGGCCTATGAAAACGATGATGCAGACTTTCACCAGGTTGTAGCAGAAATGGCTGATATACCTAGATCTCAGGCTAAAACCATCAATTTAGGTATGTTTTATGGTATGGGAAAGGCTAAATTATCTGCAGAATTAGGTATAGATATTGAACAGGCTAAAGCTATCTTAAATGCCTACAATGAGAGAGTTCCTTTTGTTAAAATGTTATCTAATAGATGTATGACTACAGCTGATAAGAAAGGTTGTGTTGTAACTATTAAAGGAAGACATTGTAGATTCGATAGATGGGAACCTAAGACTTTTGGTATACATAAATCTATGACTAGACAGGAAGCTGAAAGTAAATATGAAAGAGGTTCTATTAAAAGAGCTATGACTTATAAAGCATTAAATAGATTGATACAGGGTTCAGCAGCAGATCAGACTAAACAAGCGATGATTAATTGTTATAACACCGGCCACCGGCCACTACTACAAATACATGATGAGCTTTGTTTTAATATTAGTAAAGAAACTGACATAGAAGAAATTAAACAACAGATGGAACATTGTTTAGATGATGTGCCATTAAAAGTACCTAGCAAAGTTGATCTTGCAATGGGTATAAACTGGGGTGAAGCAACGTAATGCCCTCTAAGTTAGATGAATTAGCATTAGGTAAATGTCCTCATTGCGAAACAGTTACAACTTTTATACCTACAAAAAAATTAAACATTTATATTTGTGATTATTGTGAAAGCAAAGTTAGACAACATGTAAATGGTAAAGTACATTGGTACAAATTTAGTGAAGTACCATTAGGCAAATTTGATTAATGAAGGCTTTTGTCTAATTTAGGTTTTTTTATTTTATTATCTCTTAATTTTAAATCTTCACAAATATCATTAAACAAATGCCACAAACCTACTTCTATTTTTTTTAATTTAGAAAAGCCTCCTTTAAACATAGCACTTTTGGTAAGTAGATCTTCGAGAGCTTTGACTTCTTGAATACTTAAAAAAACTTTTATACCTTTAACCTTAACTTTTTTTTGGGACATGAATAGCCTAGGATTTTATACGAAAAATAAAAATATTGCTAGTGTTAGCTAGCGATATCTAAAAGACCTTTTTGTGCGTCTTTAACACTTTGATCATTGATCTTAACTTTAAGTTCTTTGATCTTTATATCGATCCACTTCATGTCAGTAGTCACTCTACCCTGTGACAACGCTTGACCCGCCCACTTGGACTCCAATTGAAGTTTCTCCGAGATTAACTTTTGTAGTGCCATCTCTTGTAACCTCCTCTAAGGTTAAGAAAAGTATATCTGGATTATGAAATCCAGGACCTTCCTTTTCGGTTAACTGCTCTGAATCATAACTCTCACTAAAAGATT